GAGCGCCGTGGTCTCGAAGTCCTCCTCGCGGGGGTCGTGCGGCCTCGCGTGCCGGATGAGCGGCTCGCCGGGTGCCACGTCCTCCCATGCCGCCCCGACCTCGTACTCGAGGACCGCCGCCGCGAATGCCAGGACGACCCCGAGGCCAGGATCCCCAACGGGCTCCGTGTACGCCTCGACCAGCGAAGGCGCCGTGACGGGTAGCGTCGTCGCGCCGTAGCTGAAGGTCATCAGTGAGCCCAGATCGCTTGGAGTCGTCGCGCCACGTCACCGCGGACGGAGCGCGTCATGGCGTCGAGGGCCGCGCGGGATCCGTCGTGCATGTAGAGCCGCGCCGCGGTGCCGGGGTGCCACACCTCGAGAGCGCGGACCCATCGCCCCCGCTTCGGGGAGAAGAACACCAGCATCCCGGGGACCCGGTTCCCGCGGCCGTGGGGGGCGCGCTTCTCGCGCTTCTGCCCCTCTTGGGTGGGGCCGGTGAACCCGCGCGCCATCCGGGGTCGGATCCAGTGCGGGCCCGTCCCCCACTCGACGTAGCCGGCATGGGGCGCCTTGGCCGCGATGGTCGCGAGTGCCTGCCGAGCCGTGGCTCGGGCCGTCTCCGTGACCATGATCGAGCCGCGCAACGCGCCGGACCGGTCGGTGAATGAGTGCGTCGCCTTCGCGTGTGCGACGGAGACCCGGGCCCCCTCGTCGGCTACGTCCTCGGCCGACTGTATCAGGATGGCCTGCGACCTGCCGGCGCGCTCGCGAAGGCCGTCGAGGTCAACGCGGACGGTGAACATCAGAAGTCACCGAACCCGTCGCGCGCGAACGTGTAGACGTCCTCGGTGTTGGGATCGGGGAAGATGTCGCCGCCCTCGTTGGCGGCCGGGTTCGGCGCGGCGTCCGTGTCAAGCGCGGTGGTGTTCTTCCGCAGCCGGTCGAGGTCGCGTTCGGCCTGCTTCATCAACTCGAGGCCGTCGTAGCTCGGCAGCACCTCGGGGTGCCGCTGCGCCGCCATGGCGACCGCGACGTCCAGCGTGAGCCGGACGATCTCGTGCGCCGTGTCGCCAGTGGCGGCCGTTGCCGCGGTGGACAGGGTGACGATGCCCTGGAGGTAGCTCGCCACCTTGCCCGAGGCGTCAGCGATGAGCTGGGCGACGGCGTTGGTGTCGGCCGTGCCAGCATCGGCGTCGTCGTAGAGCCGGGTGAGAGTCGTCGGCCCGAGGCGGCGCGAAAGCTGGGTCTGCGTGATGAACGCATAGGCCATCGCGTCGCCCTCCGGTCAGCCGATGATCTCGACGGAGTCACCAAGGCTAAGCGCCTCGGTGCGGTTGGTGACGAACTCCTCGCCGGCCGCGTGCATCCCGTCGCAGAAGACGCCGCCGGGACCACGCACGCGGACGACAACGAGGCCCGAGACGGGAGCGGGCGGAGCCGGCGGGTACTCGGTCGCGACCACGGGGGCCACGACCTCGACCACCGGCTCCACGGGCTCGGCGGGGGGCGGCGCGGGAGACGGGGTCGCCTCCCACGCATCCTCACGCCGAGGGAACCGCCGCGCCGCCATCAGATCACCGTCGTGTAGAGGTAGCCACAGGGAGCCGCGAGGACCACGGCACCGTCGGCGTGGCTCGCCTGCACGATGTAGCTGCCGCGACCGCCGCGGCCCTGCTCGAACCACTGCTCGGTCTTGGTCGGGATCTGGAGCGTGATGCCGAAGCTCGCGCTGCGCCGGCTCGGGCGGTTGGCCACGCGCACGATGCCAAAGCAGTTGTTGGCGTCCCACATGCGGGTGTAGACCGCGGCCGCGCCTTCGTTCGCCGTGTTCTGCCGCGCCATGCCGACGTAGAGGTCGTCCAGCTCGAAGAGGCCCGCGATGGCCTGCCGGGTCACGACCGCGGGATTGCCTCCCGTGTACTTGACCTGGTCGAGAACCTTCACGTTCGTCTTCAGGGCGTTGTAGACGTTGACGCCGCAGAACCCGACCCATCGCCCCGGGCCGTTGCCGGTCCAGCATGCCGCCTTGGCCGCGAGCACGTTGCCCACGGGGTCGCCGCCGGCCGCGGTGTCCCACTGGTTGGCCGCCGCGATCGCGGCCGTGTTGGCACCGTAGCTTCCGGGCGTGGTGAGGATCGCCGCCTGCCGCTGTTCACGGCCGAGGGCGAGCCCGTCGAGGACGTTCATCAGCGGGTCGATCAGCTCGAGGGCGACCGAGTCGCCGAGCTCCATCGTCCAGACGTCGAGGTGCTCCTTGAGGGCGCGCCGCGTCAGGGCCGCGGTCGCCAGCGTCACGCGCTCCGACACCTCGTTGACGGACCCGTCCGTGCCCACGGTGTCGGCGGGGTACGAAAGCCCGATGTCCTGCGGGCGCTGGAAGTACTCGACGGCCAGCTTGTTCGCCGGGACGATGGGCATCAGCCGGTCGCCGATGTAGTCGTCGTTCGCGTAGGAGAGCGACAGCTCGGTGAGGGTCTGCGTGGTGCCCACCATGCCCGGGGTGGCCTGGAGGCGAGCGAGCCCCTCGTCGAGGGACTTGATCAGCTCGGGCTTCTCGCGCGCGGCGGACAGGAGAGCGGAGAGCTTGCGGTCGAACGCGGCGCCCTCGGGGGTGCGCTGATCGAACTCGGCGTAGTGACGGAGTGCCATCTTGATTGGTTCCTTCTGGAGTCCTGTGGTTGGCTCAGGCCCCGGTGCCGAGACGCGCGCCGAGGTTGACGCCGACGAGCTCGCCAGCGACGCTTCCGAGCTGGGTGGCCATCCCGATCGGGGTAGTGACGGCCCCCACGCCGGCGGTGATCGTCTTCACGCCGTCAAAGTTACCATCGACGTTGACGATGGTGCCGACCGTGACCGTCGCAGAGGCGGAGCCCACGCGGCAGGGCACGATGCACGGCGAGCCGATGAGGACCACGTCCACCGAATCGCCGGCCGCAGCGGGCCAGGTGCCGTCCTCGGTCTTGTACGCGATGCCGTAGATCTGATCGGTCAGCGCCAAGGGGCGGCTGATGGTGCCAGCGGCGTCGAGCACGACCGGCTCGCCCTGGGCGACGGTGTTGACGGCGGCGACGACGCGCGTTTCGATGAGGGCGGTTTCGGTGATGTTCTTGCGGTCTGCGCGAGGCATGATTACTCGTCCTTTCCTGCGTCGCGGACGAGCGCCGCGAGCTTCGAGTCGGGGTCAGCGGTGACGCGGTTCTCGGGCGCGTCGGTGCCCGTGACGTCCGCGGTGAGGGTGATGGGCGGGCGTGACGCCAGAAGCTCGGCGAAGAGCTCGGGGTTCGCGGCGCGGAGCTTGGTCATCGCATCGCGCTCGGCCGGGTAGATGGTGACGCCGACGCACGCCTCGACCTCGCGCCGGTTGAGGTCGGCGGCCAGGCGCGCCACCTCGTCGGACTGCGCAGCGGCACGCAGTTCGACGGCGGCCTTCTCATCCTCGAGCACGGCGAGCCGCGCCTGAAGCGCACGCAGTTCGTTGTCGGCCTTGGTGGCCATCTCGAGGGCAGCGGTCGTCTCGGCCGCGGCGTCCGTTGCGACCTGCTCGGGGGCGAGGTCGGTGGTGACGGGTTCGCTCATGTTCGGGGTCTCCGTTGCGGCCTTGGTGGGCGCGGTAGTGGGTAGGCGGTCGCGCATCTCGGGGGCGCGCCGGTAGTGGGAGAGATCGACGGACGCCGCCGCCTCGAGCGCGTCGGTCACGTTGTCGGCGAATCCATGGGTGACGGCCTCGTCGCCGAACATCCACGTCTCCTCGGCCATCAGCGCGAGCATGTCGTCGCGGCTCTTGGCCACGCCGCGCCGCATCGCCGATCGGACGTAGGTGTCGGCCGCGGTGTCGTTGATCTGGCGGAGCAGGCCGGCGCGCTTCTCGAGGTCGCCAGCGCTCCCGCGCATCGAGGTCCACGCCTCGTGCACCATGATCGCTGCGTTGGCGGGGATGCTCACCTCATCGGCTGCGGCCAGGACGATCGATGCGGCGGAAGCCGCTAGCCCCGTCACCTCGCCGACGATGTGCGTTCCCTTCTCGCCGTACTGGCGGAGTACGTTGTAGATGGCGACCCCCTCGAATGCGTCACCGCCCGAGGAGTTGATCGAGAGCTTGATGGTCTTCGGCTTGCTGCCCTTGAGCGAGTCGCGAATCGCCTTCGCCGTCACGCCCTCGCCGGTCCAGAAGTCGATCCCGATGTCGTCATAGACGTCGATCTCGACGGTGTCCGAGGCAGCGAGGCGCGGGCGCACCGCAACCACCATGCGCGTTGCGCCTGTCGTGTCTGCCATCGGTTGTGCCTCTGCTACTCGGCGGGCTTCTCGGACTTGTCTGCCTTGCCGTCGCCCGACTTGTCGCCCTCTTCGTCGGTGCCGAATCCCTCTTCGGTCACCTCGACGTCGAGCGTCTCTTCGTCCTCGACCGCTTCGGGGATGCCAGCCTGATCGCGCACCCAGCTAGCCGGAATCTTGCGGAGCCCAGCGGCGCGGAGTTGTGCGATCGCCTTGCCGAACTTCTCGAGGTCGATCTGGTCCTCAGTCGCCAGCAGCACCCGCGGGGGGCGCACATTGGGACCGTAGTTGATGAGCGTGAACGTCGCCGCCGGGCCGCGGGAGAGCGCATCGCAGACGACCCGCGCGTTCGTGTCCCTGACGCCGTCGCGTCCCTTGTCGTGCACCTCTCCCAGGGAGCGAGCCCCCCGGTTGCCGGCCTCGATTGTGAGCGTCCCGTGGAGGACGGCCTTGCTCATCTCCCCGGCGAGATGCTCGGCGAGTTCCTTGTGCACCCCGCCGCCGCCGGTGGTCCCGTTCTTCGGCCACTCGATGCGGAGGTCCAGCATCTCCGAGATGGTCGCCTTGCCCGTCGAGTGATACCGCTCGATCACATCGGCGAGATGGGCCACGTCGATCTTGCTGGCGCCCTTCTTGTAGACGCCGATCGTCGAGGGCTTGAACCCGATCTCTCCCAGCGTGAGCCAGTCCTTGAGCGTCCAATTGCGCCCCAGCGCGGCCCAGATGAGGCAGCGGGCCAGGCCCTCACGGGGCAGGACGTCGCCGTTGATGCGGCGCGTGACCGTGGCGAACTTCCCGGGGTAGGCGCGCGGGAGGTCAACGCCACCGACGTCAACGCTGCCAGCGTTGCGCATGTCGAACAGGAGCGCGCCGTCCGCCTGACGGAACCCGAACCGCCGGCACGCCACGGGGCGGAGCCGCACGGGCTCGAACCGTCCGTCTACCAGCTCCCAGCCAATCTCGTCGGTGGCGTGTCCGAAAGCCATCGACTCGCCCACGAGGTGAGCGATGCCAGACTCTTTGTCGGCGACTTCCCACGCCTCCGAGAACGCGGTCGCCGCCTCCTCCTCGACCGGGGTGGCGTCCTTGGGGGGCGCGACCATCCACTCGAGGGACGTGATGTCCTGCTCGGCGGATGCCATCACCGACTGAAGGTGGCAATCCTTCTGGCGGCACTCGTGGAAGAGGTCCACCAAGCGCGCCGGGCGCCCGCCGTCGGCCTCTTGGATGATCGCCGTGACCGTCAGCGGCGTGAGGTTGCCGCCGATGCGCGAGAACTGGCTCCACAGCGGGAGCACGGGCAGCGGATCACTCGCGAGCGTGGACTCCGTGACCACTGGCGCCAGCTGGCGCGGGCGCGTGAATGGCCACATCGGGAGCCCTTAGCGGTAGACGGTGATCTCGCCCGCGGTGCTGCTCGCGGAGATGCCGTCGAAGAGCACCCTCTCGACGGCGCCAGCGATGCACGTCGTCGTGTCGGTGGTCGCGTCGGGGAAGATCATGACGAGCGTTCCGGCCGCGCACGCCTTGGCCGCGCGGTAGGGCTCGTTCCCGACGATGGCGCCGGCTAGAACCTTGGCGAACGGCCCGATCCCAGACACTCCAAAGGACAACCCGCCCGCGGCCTGGAGCTGTGCCGGGACGGCGATGCTGGTCACCGTCTCGAGGGGGGTCGTGCCCACGATCGTCTCGTCGCCCCCGGCATCGGTGAGCAGCAGCGACACGGTCGCCACCACTCCGCCGCGCGTCCCGGTCACGACGATCGGGTCGATCGTGTTGTAGGTCGCGACGGACGCCGCCGTCGTAACCGACGGGTATCGCGGGAAGTAGAAGCCGTCGGCGTGGACGGTACCATCGAGTGCGGCCCCGCTGAAGGACTGCGGGATGAGCGCGCCCGCCTGGTCGGTTTTGATCCCGTCGGTGTCCGTCAGCAGCGCCGCGGTGCTGGTGTAGCACCGTGGCGAGCTGTGCAGTTCAGTGCCGCGCATGTTACGCCGGGAGGCAGGTGATGATCAACGCGCCGGCCGTCGTGTCGTCGGTGCGCCGCACGTACAGATCCGAAGCGGCGACGAGGTCGGCGGGGATCGCGGTGACGCCCCACGGGATGACCCCCGCCACGGCCACCGAGATCGCGTCGCTCAGGTCGTTGCCGCCGCCAGCCGCCGCATCACAGAGCGTCCAGGTATCGCCAGCGCCGATCGTGGTCACGACCGCCTTGATGTCCACGATGCGGCACGCCAGGGGCACGGAGTCAGTGACCAGCACGTCGTCCGCCGCGCCGGTAAGCCCCGCGGTCAGGGGCGCATAGATCACGAACGGGACGCCGACCGTACCAACCGCACCAACTCCCGCCAGCGTGGCCTCCGCGTCGAGATGCGTCACCGCAACGCTTCCAGCGGCGAGCCCAGCGCCCGTGGCATGAACCAGCCAGCGGCCCGCAGCGGGGGTGTCGTCGGGGACGAGGACTCCGGCCCCGGCGACATCGGCCGAGTCCGCGTCGTACATCCAGAGCATCTGCGTATCTAGGTTGGCGACGATCATCCCATTCGCTCGGTCCGCCGCGACGAGCGCCGTGATGGCAGCGGCGTCGGCGTAGGTGCCACCGAATCTGGCAGACACCTCACGAGCTGCTCGGTCGCCGTACTGTAGGATTGCGGTCATGCTCAGGTGTCTCCAGTCGTGTCGTCAGAACCCGCGGCCCATGCCTTCCCAGCGGGTCCAAGGCATCTGGGGCGCGGAGTTGTCGCCGGTGTCGATGTGCAGGTCGGGAGCGCCGATGGCCAGCGCCAGGGCGTCGGCGTGGTCGGGGCTCCGCTTCAGTCGCTTCTTGATCGAGTCCTTGGGCTCGACCTTGATCCGTGCGGCGCTCGTCATCGCGTAGGTAGGCGAGACGAGTTCGCGTTCCAGCTCGGCACACGGCTCGAGGGTCGCGTCCTTCATCCACTCGCGGACCGACCACCACAGCTCATCGCGCGTCCGCTCGAACCGCTCCTCATCGTTGGCCGATGACGCAGCGTTGACGCCGATCACCGTGACGAGTTCGTCGCCCGCGAACGCCTCGAGCACCTGGTCCACTACGCCAGCGCCGAGCCCGCCCTCATCGATGGCCACCACGACCGCCTCGGGGTCGCGTCGCATCCGACGGACCGCGTCGATCGTCTCGCCGGCTACCTCGGTGGTGGGAGCCCCGTGAATCCGCTTGGCGATGCCGCCGAACCGCGACCGCGTCCACGCGATCACCGTGTCGTCGTCGCCGAACCGCGCGACGTCCACGCCGATCCGAAGCGGACCATGGGGCGCCTCGCCCTCTTCGTGCCGCCCGATGGCGGCCTCGAGCAGTCCGAGCGGGATGACGACATTCGGTCCGCTGCGCGGGAAGTCCCCACCGACGCGGACATCGTAGACCGGCTCCCCGGGGCCGCCATACTCGCGCGCCATCTCGTCGGCCCACTCGCGCGTTGCGAGGCCGGGGACGATGCTCTCTCCCGTGGTGACGTTGGGCGATTCGAGTGACGAGATGTGCAGCAGCGCGCCGTCCTCGAAGAGGTGGCGTTTCTCGTGGAAGCTGTCGAAGAAGTGCCCCGACGTCGTCGTCGGGTTGCCCGTCTCGACCAGCTTGCCGCCGCCGGCGCGGTTGCCCGCGATGGCCTCGAAGACCGCGTCGCTGACGCCGCTCGCCTCGTCCACGAGGTAGAGCACCTCGGGCGCCGAGATGCCGCTGAAGGCGTCCGGGTCCTCGACGGTGAAGCCGAGAATCTGCGAGCCGTTGTCGAGCCCGATGCCCGTTGCCGGGTCCAGCGGTACGTGCGGCAGCTCGATCCCGCGAGCGTGCGCCATCGTGCGCAGCCGCCGAATCTCGCGCCAGATCGTCTCTTTGACCTGCCGCGCCGTCGGGTGAGTGCAGACCACCCGCACGCCGGGGCGGGTCATGGCGAACCACCACGCGAGCAGCGCGATGCTCAGCGTCTTGCCGGTCTTGTGCCCCGAGCGGCACGCCACCCGTGGGAAGCGCGCGACAGCTCGGACTAGTTCGGCCTGCCTGGTGTAGCCGTCGAACTCGAGCCGTAGCCCGAAGACCGCCAGCGCGAAGCCGACGGGGTCACCGTGGAATCGGGTGATGTCACCCAGTCGCGTCGCCGTCGTCGGCCGCTTCGCCAGCACCTTCCGCGCCGCTGACGCCCAGAGCGGCGAGAGCTTTGGCGAACTCTTCATCGTTCAGCCCGTCCCGTAGCCGCGCGATGACTGCGTCGATCTCATTCCCCATCGCCTGCTGGACCTTGACCTCGAGAGCAGCATCAAGGCCGAGCAGCTTGGCCCGGCGCTCGCTGACTCGGACGAGCTGGTCGATGGCGGCCGGGTTCGGCTTCGTCGAGGTGGCCAGCTTGGCGATCTGCGACATCACCACGGTCATCGCATGGTCGAGGCGCGCGAGCTCGAGCTTGCGCTGCGTGTCGATCGCCTCGGCAGCCTGGAGTTCGTAGCCCTCGGCCGCGCGGGTCACGTACTTGTGCGCCGTTGAGGCCGTCACGCCCATCCGCTCGCCGATCTGGCGATACCCCAGTCCCAGGATGCGGAGCTTCGCAGCCTCGGCCACGGCGGCCTTCACGCGGAGAGCGTCGGGGGTGTTCAGGGTGCGCGGGCGCTTGCGCTTTTCCTGCGTTTTCTGCGATTCGGCCATCGGGCCTTGACTATCCGGCCGCGCGGCCGTATCCTGTCACCTATGCGCGTCCTGACCCTGCGTCAGCCCTGGGCGTCCCTGGTAGCCTCGGGCGCAAAGAGCGTCGAGGTACGGTCCTGGACGACGCCTTACCGCGGTCCCGTCGCCATCCTGGCTGGACGCGGCAGGGACCGTGAGGCGGGGCGCAGCGAGTACCCAGCCGGGCACCTGCTCTGCGTCGTCGATGTGCTCGACGTGCGACCGCTGGCGCCCGAGGACCGGGAGGCGACCACCCTGAGCGACGCGCGCTTCGACGCCGCGCGCGCGGCCGGCTGCTACGCCTGGGTCTTGTCGACGCCCCGTCCGTGCGCTCCAGTCGAGATGCGCGGAACGCTCGGACTGGTCAGGCCGTCGCCAGCAGTAGCCGGGCAGCTCTGACGTCGGCGGCCGGTCCGACGTACTCGAAGACCGCGCCGGTGCGGAGCTCCGAGCTAATCGTCCGATTCGCTCGCTGCCCACTGCGACCCGGGGTCCCTCCGCCGCGCCCCGCCTCCCTGGTCTGAGCCCAGAGTGGCGAGCGCTGGTGTGATCGGATGAACGCCGGGTGCGCCGGGTAGTTTCGCAGCCGCTTGCCGACTGCCTTGTACGCGGCACCAAGCTCGGCGACGAGGCGCATTGCCAGCCCGAGGCCCTGCCAGTCGGGGAGCGTGACGACTCGCGACACGCGCCGGATGTCCCGCGCCGTCGGGTGCTGAAAGTGCATCGTCGCGCAGAACGCCACGAGCTCTCCCGCCACCCACGCCCCGAAGCACGTCGCTGCCCGGTGCAGGTCCGCGCTCATGTAGTGGTACGGAGCAAACAGGGCCCACGCGGCTCGGGGTACTCGCGCGACCGTGACGTCAACCGGAGGGCGTCGTTGAACCGACCTCCGCTGAAATCTCATCGTCGCCGGCTCCAGAACCCAGTCGGGCTGAAGCCAGTCGATGATGTCGAAGTGGCAGGACGCTGCCACGAACCGCTTGCCGAGTCGCCGCGTGTACTTCTGGACGGCGGCGGAGCCGATTTGCGCCACCTGCCGGTCTACGACCGACGTGAACTCGTCCACGACGATCGTGCCCTCCGTCTCCAGGAGTCGGCGTGCTAGTTCAACCCGGAACCGCTCTCCGTTGCTCAGCACCGCAAACGGGCGAAGCCATGCCGGGATCGTGTTGAAGCCGACCGCCGAGCAAGCCTCGCTCACCTCGGCGATGCCGAAGCGGTCCGAGAAGTCATCGACGACACTCGGCGCCGACCACCCCAACGGCTCCGGCTCGCCGAATGCTTCGCGAAGGATCGTGCTCTTGCCGCACCCGGAGGGGCCAACGATAAGCCCAACCGACCACGGCTCGGCCTCGAAGGGGAAGTCGCCCGACCATTCGCGCCGGGTCTTCTCCTGCGCGGGCACGTCGAACATGCTCTCGAGCTGCCGGGCGCGCAAGCTGCGAGACGCCGGGGACTCGCGGACGATCTGAACCCTCACGTGATGAGCGGCCGGCAGTCGAGCCCGGTCGCCTCCAGTTGGGCCATGACCTCGCCCTGGTGCGGCTCGTCCCGGCAGCGGACCATGACCTGATAGGTCAGCGCCGAGACGCTCGTGTCTGCGGCGCCATCGACGATGGCCGCATCTCCGAGCAGCTTGTCCAGCTCCCCGTCGGAGAAGCCAAGGTCTGCCACGAGCCCCGCGTCGGCGACGTCAGAAAGCACCTGCGCCAGCAGGTCGGTTTCCCAACCCGCCGCCTCGCCGAGCTTGTTGTCGGCCACGGCCAGCGCGTCCGCCTGCTGCTCGGAGAGCCCCGCCTTCCAGCGGACCGGAACCTCGCCGCTGTCCTTCGTCCGGATGGCGTCCGGGTGCCAGTCGCCGCGCTCGCGTGCGTTCTGCCGGCGCCACAGTGCGGCGAGTCGCGCCGCCGCCTTGGCCCTGGTGTGCCCGGCGATGATGCGTCGGTCCTCGGCTCTGACGACCAGCGGCGCGCCCCACCCGAAGGCGATGATGCTCCGCGCGACCCCATCCACCGCGTCGTCGTTGCGGCGAGGATTGCGGGCCCAGTGCGTCAGGCTCGAGAGCGGCACCCACTCGTCGGGCGCGTTCGCGGCCGTCGGGCCGTCCGCCTCTCGTTCGCGCTTCCCCATCTTGACTCTCCGGCCGGCCCGCGTTATCTTCCGTTGCGTGACGTGCCGTGACTACCGCCGAGCTACTCCGCTCGGCCCGCGAGTCTGAATCGCTGGGCCACTACCACGAGGCCGATCGCCTCCGGTGGCTGGCGGAGTCTGCGTCTCCCGTGCCCGACCCTGACGACGACCGCGAGGATCCGCTGGGTGCTGCCGTCCGTGAGGCTGAGGCCGCCGGGGATGACCGGCGCGCCCTGTCCCTGCTGGCATCCGGCGGGCCCCTCCGGGCCTCCTGAGCGGGGGCGGTCGGGGACCCTGTGCCGTGTGCGGCCCGGGGTTCGTCCTCGGGGCTGGGGCGTGGGGGCGGGCCTGGCGTTACGGATCTCCGCGACCCCTGATCTTATACGGGCCGGATCCGTGGTCCACGGTGGTCCACGGTGGTCCGTGGCGGCTACGGGAGACGCATGTTTTCGGCCCCGCAATCATTTGCGGCGTCCGTCTTGCGCGCCCGACTCGATACACCACCGGCCAGCCCTACCTAACCAGGAACCCGTCTGCCCCGAATCGGTCAGCGATGGGGGGATTACCTAGCCGGCCCCGCGCCCGCTTCTGTTTGGCGGATTTCGTAGCTGGTGTGGATGGGGGCCGCGGAATCGAGCGCTGCACCCCGAACGCACCAAGAACAGCGACCCGACCGTTCGGCCGTCGCTTGCGCTTGCCGATTCTGCCGCGCCCCTTCTGTTCCCCTCCCGGCGACACGTTCATACCGCCGGCCCCCATCCAGAACAACGTCTTGAGTTTGTCGATCCAGAAGATCTCGCGTTGGTTCAGATCCTCCACTCGGGTCCGCTCGAGAGTCTGGACGAAGAGTGCTTCCTTCCCAACGGAGCGCATGTACCGATGAATCCTGAGCCCCGAGTCTCGCTCGAATGCATCGACGCAATGCCTGGCCCATCGCACCGAGATCGGCGTCACCGTCTGTCCGACGTACACCGCCGATCCGTCATCGACCCTGCGAATTGCGTAAACCCGTCCCGCTGGTGCCTTAGCCGTGGTCACTCGGCCATGATACTTGACCGGCGGCGCTATGGCAAGTAAGCAGGACTGGTCCATAGCCGTGGACTCCAACGCCTCGACCTAACGGCCGGGGCGTTGCCTATTTGGCCTTCCGCGCGACTAATTCCCCCGCCACCCCGGCCGCCAGAGCCACCCGGCGAAGCGCGCGGGACACCTCGACCACCTCGGCCATCACCTGCTCGTCGCGGGCCTCAAGGTCACGGCGGGCCCGTCCGACCACCCGCGTCGCGACCACCTCGGCTCGTGAGTCGATCCGCTCGTCCAGTCCGGCGAGGTTGGCGCGGACCTCCCTTCCCAATCGGTCGAGCCGGTCGCCCCCCTCGAGCAGCCCGTGTGAGCGAAGGACCTCCCGCGCGGCCGCCAGGGACACCCGCCATGCCGCCTTTCGGCCACGACCGACCAGTACTCCTACCCGCGACCCGGTCATGCTCTCGTGGGCGATGAGCACCCGACGCAGGCGCCTTCCCTTGGCGTCCGCAAACCCGAGCGCCCGAGACGCCTCCGGTAGCGTGAGGAGTTGGGCGCCGGCCATCAGGAGGCGGCCTCCTGCGTCTCGTTGGCCTCAAGCGCCTCCCGCACCATGGCCGCCATCGCCGTCAGGGCGGCGGACCGGGGGGCTCGGATCTTGGGACGCGCCCGGGCCCCGGTGACGGGCTGCGGGCCTCGACGGGGCTCGGACTCCACCCACGCCAGCAGTGCCCGATCGGCCAGCGCCCGCGCCTGCTCCCGTGCCTCGGCGAGCTGCCGCCCTAGGCGCGCGTCCTGCGTCTCGCGCTGCTTGGCCGCGAGCTCCTGGTAGGTCTGCGCCGCCGTCATCCCGTCGCCCTGCTGCTTGAGCAGGGTCCTGCCCGCCGGCACCAGATCCCAGAGCGCCAGCGCGCCCCCGGACTGCGGGGCGAAGAACCGGGCGAGCGCAAGGGCGAGGTTCGGATCGCGGAGGTACACGCGGCCAAGGCGCCGGGTGATGCGCCCGATCGCGAACATGGCCACATCGCCCACGTCGTAGCCGCCCTCCCCATGCCGGCTCGAGCCCGTCGAGTGCACGTCGAGCGGGTCCAGGTTCTCGAGCCCACCGACCACATGCCCGGACCCGTCGGTGCACGTCGGACGCGCGGTGAGCCGGTGCCGCAGCTGCTCCCCGATCCAGCCGGTGCCACGGCACTCGAGGCACCCGCGCTCGGTCACCCCGTCGCGCTCCTCCTGCGCCAGCCGCCGAGCCTCACCACGGATCCACCGCTCCTGCTCGCGCGCCCGGGCCCCGCTCTCCCGGTCGCACTCCTGCCGGATCTCCTCGGCATGCGCCCGGCGGTACTGCTCGGCTCCGGCGCGATTCTGCTCGTCGTCGCGCAGCCGGCGGTACTCCGTCAGGTGCGGCATCTCCGACTTGGGGATCTTCCGCGCGCGCTCGGCGACCAGGGAGACACCCCACGCGGCGGCACGGCGACGGCGCTCTGCGCATGATGCCGCCCGAGCTTCGGCACCGCGATCGACGGGTACCACCCCGAGGCCACCGCACACGGGACAGTGCCGCGAGCCACCGTACCGGCGGAGCGCGTCGAGCTGGTGCCCAAGAGGCGACTGCTCGAGCAGGGAGAAGCCGCCGCCCCCGAAGTAGGCGCGGAGTTCCTTGGCGTCGTCGGGGCTCACTCGTCGTGTCGTCATACGTTCACCAGCCTCATCCTCACACCCTCCGGCAA